TTCTTAGATCCTCCGTTCCGTTTTTGTACGGATAACGCCAACGATACTTCAGACTGTTTCCGCGTAAATAACCAACAAACTCTTCTTGGCTTAACATGGCGCGGATTCCGTCTATACATTCTATATCTCCGTTGTTGTAGTGCTGAGGTCTGTTAACATTGTCCCACTCTTGAGGGGTTGCGTCATCAATACTGACCTTCTTTTTAGTGTGTTGTTTCATTCTCACTTCTCCATTCTTCAGGTAGTGTATCAACAGTGAACCATCTAAATCCGTTGTCAGAAGCCCACTCCCCGTGACTTCTTTTCGTACCATCTTTGCGTCTCTTTGCTTGAGGCATAGGCGCTGATGAATTTGCAAATAAGAATACCAGTTCTGTATTACTAGGTAAAGCCTTCTGTATCCAGATGTACTTGGTGAACTCAGCATAGTCCCAGAACCTGCCCTTGGCTTCAATGATAATCTTCTTACGCCCTATCCGCTTTGTAAAGTCGGGATGATAGTTGTGTTCAATAACGTAAGGAACGGTGCCGTCGTGGTGTGTCCAGTCTTGTAGTACTGTGTCGTGTAAAGTCTTTTCCCACTTAGAGTCATAGCCTTTAGGCTTGTCTTTCTCTATAGGTCTTTTTGCTCTTGGCTTTCTTCTCATTAGTGTATAACACCTTCTCTTCTTATAACCTCTAACTCTAACAGAATTAAAAGCTGTTGTATTAGTTCAGTAGGTACTTCTGCCATACTACCATTACCCGCTATAAAAAATCTAGCAAGCTCTACGATAGTGATCTCCGGTTCGGTATCTATATCTGGTGGCGGTTCTAAGATCTTTGAGTCCTCCTGACACGCTCTTCTATGTCGTCCATAGTAATAGAGTCTAAGTCTTTTCCTCTCTGTATTAGGATCTTTATAATTCTTTTAGCGCCTTTAAAAGAATAAGGCACTGAGTAAGCTACTCCGTTTTTATAAGCACAGGGATTATCTCTAGGAATATTATTAGCAGTTACTGTATCAGCCTCTGACTCAGGCAACATACTCTTGAGCCACTCAACAGCAATCTCAGATGCTTTTTTATTTATTCTTTTAGATAGCCTTCTGTTCATAATGAGATCTCCAAAACCTTGGGAGTAGATATAACACGGGTAAAATACTTAACTCCGTTAGAGTATTTAAAAGCTCTGAGTCCTCTACCGTTGTTTGAATCTGCCCAGCATTTAGCTTTGTGAGGGCAGTATACGCAACCTGCCGCTAGTTTAAGATTACCTTTCTTACCCTCTGGTATTGGAGGATAGCAAATAGCAGGAGGCTCGTCTACTTCTAGGCTTTCTTTAATGGTAGATATCTTTGTCCGTATGTTAGGCTTTGAAAGATTTCCCGGCCTGAACAAACAGATCTCGCCTGACTCTTTGTTAATTGCAAAGAACCCACCGTCGTCTGTACCTTCTGCTTCTTCGTAACCTGCAAGCTGTGCAAGGTATCCGAAAGGATCGTCATCTACCAGCGTACCTTCCGAAAACTTTTTAAAAGAGAAGTTAGATGCGGTCTTGATGTCAACAACCTCGCCGTCAATCTTACAGTCCATGTGACCTTTGATCCCGTCTACCTCTACTTCTTTCTGCATACCAGATACTTCATGTCCTGACAGCTTAATAAGAAGTATAGCGATCTGCTCAAGGAGGTGACCGTACAGGAACTTAATGAAGTTAGAAGGATGCATGTCTTTCTTTTCTTCAGAAGAATCCTTCATGTCATACCACACACGGCGCAACGGCCTTCCTACATTGGACATACGTATAGTCTTTGATTGTAGGTGAGGGGTTGACCAGCCTTCAAGAGCCTCTCTCATATTAAAAAGAAAGTCTGCCATTAGTTCTTCTGATATGTCTATTCCCTTGTCACTGTTAAGTCCGTCAAGAACCTCATAGATATCAGGGATCAATGTGTCTAGTGTTTTCATTTACGATGCCTTACGAATCTACACTTACGTGTGACTGAGTTATAGTGAAGGTATTGTACCCCTATCTTTTTCTGATGTGGTGTCTTAGCTGCAAGCCTACCATCCTTATAAGACTTAACATCTATAAGAGTAACATTACCTTCAGGATCTAAGGCAACAATATCAACAGGGCCTGTGCATCCGCAGTTCTTGAATACATGATAGCCGTTGTCCCATAACCAAGTAATAGCGTAATGCTCTGCCATGTCTCCTAGTCTGTTAGGTTCATGTTTTCTTTTTGTTATTTTAACTGGTTTCATTAGAAGTATTCTCCACTAATTTATATTCCCAAAGACCTTTAACTCTATCTCCTCTTGATCTTCTATCTACGGTATGCGCTCCAAACTTTTCTTTTCTAAAATCTCTTAAGTAAGCAGAGACGCTCGCTTCAGGCGCTCCTGTTTTTAAAGATATTTCTCTAAGAGTTCGCCATTGAGAATCTTGCATAAGATTATATACTTTATCTCTTACGCTTTTCATTCTAGAAAAATCGTACTTAGCTACGTAAGGTTCTGCGTTTAAAAATAAATCTTGTTGTTTCATGTTAGTGTGTTTCACTCCAGTTATCTCCTACTTTGTATTCCCCGTCAAGAGGACATTTAAGTTTAAGAACCTTACCGGCTTCAATGATTGCCTCAACACCCAGCCTACCTACCTCGTCAGCTTGATCTTGTCGGACTTCTATCTGCCATTCATCGTGAACATTGGCAACAAAGTGAGCATCTAAATGTTTGATCTTGTCATCTAGTATAACCAATGCTTGCTTCATTACAATAGCCCCTGCTCCTTGAAGCAGTGTATTGAGTGCGCTGTGTTCTGATCGTATGTAAAGCTTACGACCATCTAATGCTTTGAGATAACTTTTTGCTGATGCTCTAGCAACTCTATCCTTAAGATTTTTAAATGATGGGAGATTATCAATAAATGATTTTCTAAGGTTCCTTCCAGTACTTCTACCTCCTCCAGCCACTGTTCCAAGCTTAGCGTCTCCTGCTCCGTATAAGAGGGCATAGATGAAAGTCTTAGCCTGATTTCTAGATTCAAGTCCTGCAAGTTTTTGATTAGTGGTGTGTATGTCTCCATTAAGGATTTCATTAGTATAGTCCTCATCGTTCATATAGTGAGCAAGCATTCGTAACTCAAGACCACTTGCATCAATGCCTACCAGTTTATAATCTTTAGGCACTGTCCAACAGGCCCGACACTCTTTACCATAACTAGAGCTGGTGCTGGGAATCTGTGCCATATTAGGATTACGGTGTGTCATTCTTCCTGTAATAGTTCCGTTATGATTTACAAACCCATGTACCCTACCAGAGCTTTCATCTAGTTCTTTAAACCAAGAATTAATTTGAGCTAATCTTTTTTGTATCATTAAGTATTCAGCTATCACCTCTGCTTCAGGTATGTTTTTAATTTCAGATAAAATTTTCTCATCAACTTTAGGTTGTCCTGTTGGTGTATGCTCTAAAGGTTTCCAACCAAATTCAATTAAGTACTCTCCAATCTGTTGCCTTGAAGAAGGATTAAACTCTTTGGTATACACTCTTTCTACAAAGTTATCTACCTTTAACCTTTCATATTCTTCTGATGTTAGCCTAACATTTTTACCAAAATTATCTACACCTGTTTTAAGAAGTTTACCTTGTGGGTTATACCTTTTATATATTTGTTTAGTTTCTTTTTTAGGTTTGAAACATTCAGTAATGCTTTTATATATTTCATCAGTTCGTGAGTTTAATAAAGCTAACAACTTACTTGCTTTTTCTATATCAAAAAGAAAACCATAGTCTCTTTGTGTAGATAGTATCTTACAGGTATCGTGTTCAAGCATTACACTTTCTTTAGAAAAACCTTTAGATTCTTTTTTCAAAGCCTCATAAACTTTATAGTTAAGATACACATCTTGCTCACAGTACGTAAGCATTTCTTTACTGTACTCTGAGTACTGATCAAATTCTATTTTAGGAGAACCTAAAGCATAGCCCCAGCGTTCAAGACCATGATTACCTTCCCTGACAGGATTAAATAATCTGGACAAAACTAAAGTATCTACAATAGTTTTATCCATAAGATCTACACCAGTTAGGTTTTTAATTACTGGTATATCAAAGCCAATAATGTTATGACCTATTAACTTGTCAGCACTTTTTAAAACTTCTAAACCTTTGTCTAACTCATTGGGGCCAAAGGATATTTGGGTTTCTGTATCAACGTCAAGCGCAGAAATACACCAAATTTTAGTGGCTTTTAAATCATCTGTTTCTATATCAAAAACTAAAGACTTCATAATTCTAACTCGTTTAATTCTTCTTCTTCTACAAAGACTTCTCTGAGTCTACCAGTATCTCTATCATAAAGCAAGTGACTAGCCATGCCTACATCTCCTGTATACCTAGACTTAAGAACTCTTAAGTGTGTGGTGTTAGCTTCTTGTATGTCTTCTGATTGCTGATTACGCTCCAAACCAATAACACAATCTGATATCTGAGCTATACTTGCAGACCCTCTTAAGTGAGATAAGCCCACAGTAACGCCCTGTTCGTGTCCTTTATTGCCTTCTATTCTACGCAAGTGCGAAACTAAAATCATACCAACATTCGTTTCGTTAACGAGTCTACTAAGAGCACCCATAATATTATCAATGGTGGTTCGTTCATCTCCAAACGCAGCGCTCATAACAAGCATATGCAAATGATCTACTACAATCCACTTACAGTTACATCCTATAATCATGTAACGTATCTTAGATAGAATGTCATCAAAGTCAGTGGCACCGTAGTGTGCATGAATCCAAAGACGGTTTTCATTGTCGCCGGTAAATACTTTATTTACAAGCTCGCTGTATTTATCTTCACCATACTGTTCTCTTATCTGCTCAATGTAAAGTTTTTCATTAGCTTCAATAGACAAGATGCCGTCAGCAGTACGCTGCCAGTTTTCTTCAAGAGCAATGATACCTACGTTATCTTTCGTTTCATTAAGAAGCCAGTGCTCTAACTCTCTTGTGATGCTAGACTTACCTAGCCCAGTACCACCAGTCAAAGTAACTAACTCACCTCTACGCATACCATAAAGTTTATCGTTAAGTCCCGACCAAGGGTACGGAACTGACTCAACCTTTTTCCTAACAATTAATTTTTCTAGGTTGTCTGTAAGATTAAGAACCCCTGAAGGTGTATAGATACTAGAGGCCCACCAAGCGTCAACAAAACCTTGATGCCTTCCCTGCCGTAGCATATCGTTAGGGTCTTTATATTCTTCAGGCAGTGTACAAATCTTAGCCTTACCGGGAGTTAAAAGCTTTGCTACTTTACGAGCCGCTTCTTTGCCCACCTTATCGTTATCAAAAACAACGACGACTGTTTCAAATTTTTCTAAGTATTCTACACTTTTCTTAACGTCACTAACCGCACCACCTGCACCATTCTTTACAGAAACTACAGGCCATTTAGAACCAAGTAGTTCATATGCTGCCATTGCATCACATTCACCTTCAGTTAAAGTTATGTACTTCCCACCCTTGTTAAATGCTTGCTGTCCGAAAAGCCCTGACTCTTTTGCTTGGCCTCGCCACGAAAATACTTTATTAGGTTCTCTAACTTTATAGCCAGTTATTTCATTGGCATTGTAGTAAGGGTAAAAATGTTTTACTACATTACCTTGGCCGTCGGTAAGGGCTTTAACGCCATACTTCTTAGCAGTACTTACAGAGATGTTTCTATCTCTAAGAGCTATGTATTCTCCTTCACTGTTGTTCATTGTATTAGTCTTATAAGTTTTAAAGTCACTCACTGTTTCACCCTTCATAGCTTTATCATAGTCTCTAAAATAAGTTTGACAACTAAAACATTTAGCTGATCCATTGTCGTTTATCTGGACGGGATCGCTACCGCCACACTTAGGGCAAGGCTTTCTAAAGGCAACAAATGTCATATTAACTCCTAATAAAAGAAAGGGGGCTTAGCGCCCCCATGTAGTTAAGATTCTTCTTCTTCCTCCTCTTCTATCAAAGCATCTGGATCTAAGTTATCCATCATTGCTCGTTTATATGCTGAACCTGCTGCTTGCAAAACATCAATGCGTTTTGAAAGTGCCTGAACTTCAGTTTGTATTTCAGCTAAATAATTGAATGCAGTTTTTGCAGTATCATTTAACTTTTCTACATCATACAAACCGTCGTCTGTTTTAAAAGTGAACTGTGTCATAGTTCATCTACCTCCTCTTCTTCAATTACATCAAACTCATCTAAGCCTCTTGCGCTGTAAGAAACCAAGTCTACAACTTGCACAGCTTGTAGATCTAAACCCTTCCAAAGTTTTCCTTGTCGGTTAGATTCCCATTCCTTATACTGCACACGCACTGTAGAACCATTACCAATTTGACAGTCCATTTCATGCTTGAAGCGATCAATAAGTTTAGGCGCGTTCCTGATCATTCCGTTCGGGCCATGCACCTTTCGTTTAAACACGACGGTGGGGCCTTCTTCTTTATCTTTAACGGTATGCCCATCACTCCTAAACTTATCCGCTGTCTCTTCATCCACTACTAAATTAATAGTATAGACAGGTTCATAAGTTGTATTGGGTGAAGTAATACTTGCCCAGTAAGCAACGCCGTCAACAATAGCCATAGTTTTCTCCTGTTGGTTTATGTCCAGACATTTTATCAGGTGTGTTTTTGTTTGTCAAGCATACAAAGTCTTCCAGTTTTTTGGACGTTTACCATTACGGCCTGCATGGCACAGGGCAGCAGACCAATAAGTTTCTTTAAGTTCATCCTTAAAAACTCTGGTTGATATTTTGTTTAGCTTTCCTTTAACACAAGGTTTAACTGTACAAACTTTAGATCCTATTTTTACATTACAATACCTCCATCCTTCTAAGTATAAGGGAACAACAAACTCATCGCTTCTTTTAGGATTAAGTAAGTTGTCTTTAAGTTTTAATATATCTTCTACAAACATTAGTCATTCACCAAGCTGTCTAAAAAATCAGGGAAGAGTT